ATAACCAATAACTACATTACTTCCCGCGCGTTGCATGATTATACCCATATCAAGTAATCCACCAGTATTATTGTTCGCCAAAAGAAGAATATTATCATCAACCGCAAAGTTTTCTGAAGACACAGTTGAGAAATTACCAGTCACAATCAAGTTGGCATACAAATATACATTACCAGCTTCTGACATGTAAAAGTTATTTTGTGAAATAATTTCATTATTTGATGTGTATGTCAAAATAGATGAATATTCAGTTTGATAAAAGTAATTGCGGACAGGGGTTATATACAATCCATCACCGATAGTTGGAGCAAATTCTTGGTTTGTTGCATTGAATGCAATTGTATTGGCAGTTGTTAAACTTGTTAATGAACCAATAGCAATTGAATTTGAACCAGTCGAATTTGATTTGTATCCCATAGCGATGGCGTTATAACCCAAAGTCTTCGCTGCAGTTCTATCACCAATAGCAATAGAACGGTCCCCTTGACCTCTGTAGCCAGCCCCTGTTCCTATGGCTACAGCACTATCTCCCTGGTTTAAGAAACCAGCCTGTGTGCCAATAGCAACCGAATTAGAACCTTGGGTAGATGTGCCTGCTTCTGAACCAATAGCAATTGAATTAGCACTTTGGTTTTTAGTTCCAGACAAATAACCTATTGCAATAGAATAATCACCTTGGTTAGATGCCGCTGATTCATAACCAACAGCAATACCGTTTTCTCCTTGGACAGAAGCACCCGCACGCTGTCCAAGTGCTATAGCATATTGTTTTTGTGAAGTTTGTCCAGCTTCGAGACCAATAGCAACTGAATATCCCCCTTGTTCTACCTGACCAGCACCATGTCCAATAGCAATAGCATTAGAACCTTGTTGAGATTCACCTGCATTATGACCCATAGCAAGAGTGCTGTCGCCTTGTGATGTTCTACCAGCACCATGACCAATCGCATAAGAGTTGGAACCTTGTTGAGATTCACCCGCATTATGACCCATCGCAAGGGTGCTGTCGCCTTGTGATGTTCTACCAGCACCTTGTCCAATTGCAAAAGAATAATCACCTTGCTCTTCATTACCAGCATAGGCACCTATAGCAATAGAAGCATCACCTTGGCTCATTCTACCCGAGTGTGCACCTATAGCAACAGATGTATCACCTTGTAAGTAAAATCCTGAATCTTCACCAATAGCGACAGCATTAGAACCTTGGTAAAGTGAACCAGCATTACTACCAATAGCTGTTGAAAATTGACTTTGACCAGATAAACCAGATCTGTAGCCAATAGCTGTTGAATAAGCATTTTGACCTTCATTACCCGCTCTCTCACCTATAGCTACAGTTTTAGCTCCTTGGAAATATTCACCGGCAGCAATACCTAATGAAACAGCAGATTCTCCTTGAGCGGCATAACCAGCTTGGGCACCAATGGCAATGGCTCTTTCTGCTTGACCTAATTTACCAGCTTCTGTCCCAATAGAAATGCGTTCAACATTTGATAAACCAGGGGAATGCAAAGGTCCGTCAGGTTTTACACCACCAATACGGATTGAAGATTCCAATGGAGCATCAATAACACAATCACCATTTGTCTTAATGTTTGATTCAACTATAACACATTCTGTTGGATGAACAAAATACGCAATATTAGTTGTTATGTTGCCATTATTAACAACAGTTTCTAAATTCGAAGGTAAGTTATACAATTTACTACCATCAGCAATAATGTAATTACATTCAATATTACCAGATGTCCAAACAGTTGTTTCTGTTGGGTCGTTAAACCAAATATTTGAACCAATGGCCATCGAGTGCACTGGGAATTCATTTGCAATACCAATGTTTGATTCAGTTATAAGACTTGTTGTATTACCAACAAAACGAACTGTATTGGCAGATGTATTACCAATGTTTGTGACATAATCATATGTCGAACATATACTACATGTTGGAACATTACTCAAATATCTTCCATCACCCTTGAAATAATAAGCACGAATATTACCAGTGACAGTTAAAATCTCACCCTCACCAACATCATCTTGAATATACAAGTTTGAACCTACATCTAAATTGTGCACAGGGTCAGTATTACAAATACCAACATTTGAAAATGTAACAAAACCAGTGACAGAGTTCGCAAACTGGCACGGTATTAGATGTCACATTACCATTGTCTGTGCACCCCTGAAGACTTGTTCCACTAATAACATTTGTGACAGAATTACCATCACCAATAAATTTTTGAGCAACAATAATACCATCTACAACAAGCACATTTGGAGAATTCTCTGCAACTCGGAATTTTGTCCCTACATCTAGGGTGTGCACTGGTTGTGTATTAGCTACACCTACATTACCGAGCGCAAGAAGACCGTAATCAGGATTTAACAAGTGAAGAGTTTCATATGTAGCATTACCCTGTTCTGTCGCAGATTTAAGTGTAGCAGTCGCAGTCACATTTGTAAGAAATGTACCATCACCAACAAAATTTGTAGCTATGATATTTCCGTGAGCTGTTATATTACCTGTGACAGTAGTATTACCTCGCACAAATAATACATTAGGTCCAGTATCATCAACATACAAATTTGAACCAACATCCAAAGTGTGAATTGGGGATGTATTTATAATACCTACATTACCAGTTGTTGTAAATGCCACATCGTTATTTTGAAATTCTAAAGTGTATATTGTATTAGCACCGCGACTCAATATATCATCCAAATCTGATGTCATAACAACATTACTAATTAATCCACCATCACCGGCAAATGTATCCGCTATTATAGCACCACGCACTACGAGTGTATTATCTGTAGACTCATCATCAAAAGATACATTGGAACCAATGTCAAGAGTATTGACAGGTGCAGTATTTAAAATACCCACCTTTGAACTCGTCACAAAACCAACTTCTGGGTCGAGAAATTCTATGGTGTCATTTGTGACATTACTCACAAACACAGACATAGTAATATATTAAATACATAATTTTTTTTATTCAATTAAACACGTACTAAATAAACTATCTCTAGTTTCTTCTACTGAGCCCTTTACCCTAGGAACATTAAACCCACAATCACGATATACTTTAGATCTCTTGTAATACATCGCGTTCAATATGGACCAATTATCAATTATATCATAAATGTGAGGGTCATTTTTCTTACCAGGTGTTTCTCTCAATATACGACCAACTGATTGTTTTATATCACTCTTAGGTGTAGCCAATATAACAGTATCAAGCGCAGGAATATCTAAACCTTCATGCGCCTGACTAAATGTTGCAAATATAATAGGCTTCTCTGCAGATTCATTCAATTTTTCCTGTTTCATTCCTCCCATATATAATCCTGAACTTTTGGGAAATCTATTATGTAAATATTCACAATGAAAACGACGATCGCTCAATACCAATAATTTACGACCTTGTTTATGTATATCTTTTACCAAATCCAATATCATCTTATTTCTCCCTGGATGTTCAACAAGCTCTGTAATCATATTCACAAGAGACAATTTACCATTTCGCTGTAAAGGTGGAGATTGTGTGTACATGGGACACTCATACTTAATTGGAAATACCTCCACTTGTTTCTGGTTTTCCCTAAATGCTGAAAAAAAGGTTGGACCAATAAACCAATGAAGAACTTTTGTCAACCCGTCTTTCCTTTCTGGGGTTGCAGATAATCCATAAATATGTTTTGGACACAATTTAAACAAACTTTGGGAAAATACTTTAGCACATATATGATGCGCCTCATCAACAATCATAGTTCCAATTGAATCAAAATCATTTGATTGATATTCCCTAGTTGAAAGAGATTGAAGCATCGCAATAACAAAATCACAATCAGTTTGTAATTTATTTTGTTGAACTCGACCAATTGTTGCATTTGGACAAAATTGTTTTATTTTTTCTTCCCATTGATTTGCTAAAAATTCTTTGTGAACAACAACCATTGTTCTATAACCTAATCGACACGCCAGAGCTATGGCTGTGACAGTTTTACCAAAACCACAATCAAGAGATAAAATACCATGACCAGCCTCTAGACCCTTTGCAAGAGCTTCATTTTGGTATGTTTCGTCTCGAAGCTTTCCCAAAAACTTTACATTTGAAGACATCATTGTGGGTTCGGGACGCCTATCTTCGACAGGGGGGCCAAATTTTTCCAATCCATAAAATCTTGGAACACATAATCCCTTTTTCGATTTTCTAAAAACTTTGAATGGTGGGGGAGGAAATCCAAACTCACCGTTCACGACTGCTCGGACGGTAAGTTCCTTTTTTATCTCGGGTGTCTCTTCAACAATATAACCTGACCGAATCAACATTATATTTTATTACAACTTACATTTTAAGTGATTTAATATTATTAATGCTTTTGGGTTTTGTTTCATTCAAGAAGTCAACATATTTTTTAAAATCAATTGTATAATCCCTAGGAATAAGACACACAATTTTATCAGAAAAATGAACACTTTTTTTTATGAATGATTTCTTTGAACGAGTATCATATAAAATAAATTTTTTACCAAACTGTTTTTCAAATTCATCAATATTACTCGCGTTAGACCATGTATACCATTTATGAAAATTATTCATCATTAAATCCGCCTTATATTTTTCAACATGTTCATTAAACTCTGGGATGCAACATGGATAATCACCCTCGGGAAGATAAATGTATCTTTCAATTTTATCTTCATTTTCAACTACATAATAATTACCCTTTGGGTGAATAAAAAGTCTATCCTTGGGAGAAACATATCCTTTGAAAATATGAAATAAATTATTGAATGGAACACCACTATGTTTTTCATCCGTAAAAGAATATTCCTTGTCCCAAACATTTAAAAATTTTTTTTCTCCATTCACATCTAAAGTACATGTATAATCATCATTAGAATTTTTTCGTCTCATAATAATTTTTAATATTTCATCAGTCATGTCAATACTTTTAAAAACATGTGATTCATGATATCGTAAAATTGCTTTACGCAATATTTCAACATCGGGAGAACAATTTATTACTACATCTCCAGAACAATTTGCAAGCTTTGATAAATTGGGAAGTTTATCAAAAGTTGTATCTTTCATATTAAATTACATATAGGTTGTTTCCTTTAACACCCAAGTGTAGCCGGAATGATTATCGTCTATTTTCCAAGTTCCTTTAAAATCTATAATAAATTCAACTTTATCACCAATAACAAAAGATGATACACCCTTCAATCCATTCATCTTTACCATGACACGTTTATATCTATAAGGAACTTTTACAGTTAATATATTTCCATCTAAGGGATTAAATCTTTGTCTAGGATGCTTATTGTGCATCGCGATGACTCTTTGTGAAACTTGTGGAGGTATAAGTATTCTCACATACTTTCTTTCATTATGTTCATAGAGTGGTTCATAAATTTCTCCTACGAATTTCATTAACTATAATGAGTACTAAAACTATAAGTATTAACACATGTAGAACCTTAAGGGGTTTGCTCGCCTTTCTCGTGTTGAATTTTTGATGACAAAATGTTCTACCAACTTCTATAGCCGCCTCAATGCTCGCATATGGAGTATGTCTAGGAGACATCATACCACATAAAGCAACTTTTGGATTATTTCCAAAGAATGGAATTTGACCGTATTTGTTGACAACACCTGAACTTTGTTTAAAAGTCCAGGAACCATTATCCCAAATATTACCTGTCGCAACTCTAGAACGTTCGGGTTCTCCTAATCCAAGTTGCTCAACTATCTCCTTGTGGATTACATCTGGTGGAGTTGTTAATATTTCATTTGTTAAATTACACATGACACATGAAATTGTTTTTCCATCGGGAAGAACTGAAGCCAATATGTTCCATCGAGTATTGACAGATGTTTCTAATTCATTCTTTAATTTCATGGGTTTATCATATTCCAAAAATACATGTAGACAGGTGTAGGAACTATATAATAATTTTTCTTTAGCATTTGGTCCCCAATTCTGTCCAACCATTTTAGATGCAGGGTAATGGTCAACACATAAAATTAATAAATCTTCCGATGCAACTGTTTTGTCAGAAAACATTGCTTCAAAACCATTTGGAAGATATGTTAAATTCACAAGTTCTGTATTCAAATGCAAATTCAATCCCTTTTCAACCAATGCATGTTGCATAGCAAAACCCATTTTTCTTCCAGAAATTTTTTGTTCCCATTGGGATGATAAACCAACTTGATTAAATGATTCAACAAATTCATAAGCAGTCATTACATCCCAACCAACTCCATCTATAGAATATGTCACATTTGAAAGTATTTTTTGACCACTCTTAGACAATCTTCCAATAGCATCTTTGAGAGAAACTTTTTTATAAAATTCTGGCATCAACAAAACACGAATAGACAATGATGTCAAGGAAATGTAATCAATAATATCTAGGTTTCTCAATAAATAATAATACATATCGGATGAACTTTTTTGAAGAAAGTAATCATTCCATTCCATATCCATCTCCTCAAACAAACTTTGTGTGTTGACAAATGCATTTTTAAAAAGCATTCTAGGAGCATGCATATCTCTCATAATACCGTTGGGTTCGTGCCATGAACCACCGAGTGCGTCTTTTTGTTCATAGAGATGCACTTGATGTTCTGTGTGTTTCAAAAGTTCCCAAGCGATGGAAATACCAGTTGGTCCACCACCTACTATATGAACTTTCATCTAATGTATACTGAGATTATTCTTCACTACCTTCAGAAGTCTCAGTAATTTTGACACTATAAATATTTTGCGTGGGGTGTTTGAATACAGTTACGCGGTCATCAACGACAGATTTAAGGAAACACTTATTACCTTCACTGTCATACGCCATGTAATTACAGGCAGCTAAGTTGGAACATTTCTCTTGACAAGCCTCTGGTGTCGCAATGTTCGCATGTTCTTCAAGGTCGTTGTTATACAAAGTAAAACCTTCCATAAGTTCATATGTTCTCGCAGCGTTCGCATCAATTGGAACACCAGTGGCTATTTCAACTTCTTGAACATATTCAGTTTGACCAGTGTAATCTGGTTTCTCGACCTTATCCTTTTTGTATCCAACAACTTGGGTATGAACATTAGAATCAAATTCAAAACTTATGGAATCCAAAGTGTCTGGGGTAGTGTAATAATAGCACATACCATTTTCAGAAGACCTTGTCACAAAGTGGCAATTACTGGTGGCGGTGCAGTTAGATACACAATCAGTCATAGACATTTGTTCACTAAACATTGGTGAATTGTCCATTGGTTTGCCATATGGAACATGCATGTAGGAACATTTATCGGCACTGCAAACCTTTCCTTCTTTGTCCCCAGCTTTATTAGAGCAAGCCTTACCCAAAATATTACTTTCTTTGGAAATTGAATAAGTCTTGTATACTTCTGAGCACACATTAGCTTGGCATTCACCAAAATCACTCCATGTTCCCTCACAATCAACTGGTGTACAATTGCTTGTGAGTTCCATAATTTGTTCAGTTATTGTTTTAAACTCTTCGGGTATTTTACCCTTGTGATCCTTGATGTATGTACAAGCTTGCTTCGCGTTATCAACATTTTCGAGAGTTTGGTCTTTATCTTTTATAGACTTAACAGCCTTTGTAAAATTAATATCAACTTTATCTTCTCTTTTCAACACCAAATCAGTAGATTCTGGATCGGTGGCGCTGTCCTTACGAGCACTGAATAGCTGAGCTATTTGTTTATAAAATATGAGACCAATAATTACAATCGCAACAAGACACAATAACAAATCCGGGGTGAATTTTGAATCGATTTTTAAAATTTTGGACTAATTCAGATGCCATATTACAATATTATGATATTTTTATTCTAAGGCGTTTCAATTTTTCTTCAAATTCTCTCTTCTCACCTGGTGCCTCAATTGGCTTTCCTGAATTGAGAGCTTCAACCTCGGGACCAGTCAAGGTAATTGCATCCAATCTGAAATCTTTAAATTTAACAACCTAAGTTGTAGATGAATAAAATGTCAGTAAATAATTAAGATGTCCCTCGCTTGTATTTGCCAAGTTGGAACCATTGATGAACTTCGTTCCAAAACACCTGATATCATTGAAAAATTTAAAGATGTTGATTTTTCTAATATGTTGTATTGGTCTTCTAGGGATCAAAATTGTGAAAGAGGTTATAAAAAAACTAAATTATTGATTGATTGTGCTAAACAAAAAAAGTGTGATTTACATGTTTGTTGTAAAGGTTCTATGGAGGGTCTTATTCAATCACAAAATTGGGGAATTTTAAATGAAATTAGACCTTACATTGACATGAATGTATTCCATGATGAAGTAGATTTAACATATGATTTTGACACTTTCGATAAAACTAAAATTTTCTTATAAAGAAATAGTTTGTAATAAAGTAAATGAGTATCGAACATATTAATTGTTTAGATGGAATGAAAAAAATTCCTGATAATAGTATCGATATGGTATGTACCGACCCACCATATTTTTTGGATGGATTGGGAAACGATTGGGATAAAAATAAATTAGACAAAAGAGGTTCTTCTTCAACTGTTACCAATTTACCCAAGGGTATGAAATTTGATCGTAACCAATCTAAAAAGTTCAAGGAATTTTATAATTTAATTTCGAAAGAAGTTTTTAGAATATTAAAACCTGGTGGTGCGTTCATATCTTTTAGTAGTCCAAGATTGTACCACGCTTTAGCAAGTTCTGTTGAAGACCAGGGTTTTGAAATTCGGGATATGTTAGGATGGGTATATACACAGTCACAAGTAAAAGCATTCAAACAAGATCATATTATTAAAAATGATAAAACAAGAACAGACGAACAAAAAAAAGAATTAATTGAAAAATGTTCTAATTGGAGAACACCCATGTTAAAACCTTCAATAGAACCAATGTGTTTAGCAGTAAAACCTATTGAAGGAAGATATATAGATAATTTTGAAAAATATGGAACAGGGTTATTAAATTGTTCGGAAGAAACATTAGTAGATGGAAAATTTCCATCAAATATAATGACAACCCAAGAAGGTGTATTGGACACAACTGTATTTATGGTAAAGAAACCAAATAAAAAAGAGAAAGGTAAAACAAACACACATCTTTCAGTAAAGCCAATTGATCTTATACAACATCTCGTTCAATTGTTTACAAGAGAAGGTGCTACAGTTTTAGATCCATTCATGGGAAGTGGGACAACTGCCATCGCGTGCGTTAGATCAAATAGACAATATTTGGGTTTTGAAATTAACGAGGAATATGTAAAAATTTCTAAGAAAAGATTAAAAGATGACAAATTGGAATGAAAGTACAGTTTTGGGATATGATAAAGTTGCTTATAATAGATTTTGTGTAGGATGTTTGTTTACAAGCACAATTGCGACAATAGCTGGTGCTATTTTTTATACAATAAAGATTACACCATAATTGTAATTAAAAATGATGAACTTTTGGGGAGATTGCGAACCATTAACTAAAATTGAGAAGGGTATAATTATTACTTTTGTATCTGCATTACTTATATTTAAATACAAATCTGCTATATAATTCACTCATTTGATTTCCTTCTAATGATGACCATTCTAATAATCTAAATCCTGACTTTTCTAATTCAGTCCACAATAAGTCTTTGTGTGCTATAGGTTCAGACTTTGCACCATCTTTGTAATAAGGTGTATCAATGAGATTCACAAATAACTTTTCTCCAAACCCACCATATGAACCTTTTGTAATAAAAAAATTACCCATATCATCTTGTAAAGGTGTCTTCATAATAATTTTCTCTGAGTCAGGAATAATCCCAATCAACAATCCACCAGGTTTCATTCTTTTTTTGATTTCCCTAACAGACTTGAAAAAAAGATCTGCACTTTGGAAGATATAATGTAATGAAAAATTAAAACAAATTATATCATATTTTCTATTTGGACATTTGAATATATCACCCTCATAAAAATTTACTCGCATCTTCATATTTCTTGCCCTTGATTTTGCTTCTTTGAGAGCATCACTTGAGGGGTCGCACATATTTATGTTTACTCCACATTTGTGCCATTTTTGTAAATCACCACCGAATCCACATCCCACATCTAAAATGTGCTGGTCCTTTTTTACCACACTTTGGATGAGTAATCTTTTGGCTTCGTTATGATGCTTTCTGATTTCTTCCATTTATTTAATATTAACCAATAGCTTTAATTAGTTGTTCCACGGAAGAATAATATTTTTTCAAATCTCTCAAAAATCTTTTGTTTGACAAACACTTGTCTTTTCCGTCGTTCTTTATGAGCCAGGCTAAATTTGAACGAGAATACTTTGATTCCTTTTGGTGTTGATTTGGTTTCCTCGCAGAAACTTTCTTGACTTGGGTTGCCTTTTCTACTTTTTTGTCTTTTGAGGGGAGGAAACTTAATGTTTGCATGACAACATCTGCCAAATCATCTTTCTTTTTATGACTTTTAAAAAAGTCTACGAGATGACTATTAATGTCATTACTTTCTAAAAATTGTTGACATCTTTCTATGGCAGCTTTCTTTCTTCTATTGTATTGTGTCTTTCCACCGCCAACAATATCTGGAATTTTAAATTTTGCGTCGTAAATAATAACTTCTGCTTCGGGGCATTTACACAAAAAGTATGTATGAAGCATGTGTTCCACAGATTTCATTTTTTTATTTTTACCTGGCTGTTTCTCAATCAATATAATATTTGATTTTAGAATCCAAGGTAATCCATCTAAATATCCAACCATATTCTTGAAAAGTCCAATATCTGATTCCATGGGAACACCCCCTACGGACCATTCAACAATCTTGTTTTTCTTTTCCTCCTCCATGAGGACCATAGCCAAATTAACGATGCCGACATCTATGGACAGTATCATATATAATTAAAGAATTTTAAGTCTTTAATACATTAATTAGATAATGAATTTAAAATTGCTACATTTCTTTGTTTATATAAATTATCTAGAAGCGGCGGCAGCCTTCATTCCTTCCTGACCACCGGGGGACAAGGCAACTTTCATAACAACAACCAATAGGACACACAATACAATACTTAAACCAATCCAAACCCACTTGGCATCACCGGTGAACAAAGAAAACATTCCCTTACTTTTTGCTTCAGCTTTTGTGTTGGCATCTTGAACAATCGTGTTGAGTTGTTCATCCTTAATCAAATTGTCAGTCAAACTGTCAATAACAGCGGTGGCAATTGTTGAAGAAACAAGGTCCTGGGATATATCAATTGGAGCGTTGCAGTTCTTGATTATAACTTTACCCTCCGCGACATTAATAGAATTAGCAGCAGCTTGTTGAAGATTTTCGGCTTCAAAAGTGCGCTTCACAACATTTTTAATAGCTTGGTTCATTTCAGTTTCAACATTTTGTCTGTTTTTTGTTGTAGCAAAAAATCCACCAACAGCTTCAAGCTCTTCACTCGCAGCTTGTTGAAGTTGTGTAGTGACTTCATTTGTCATTGTTGAAATGTTTTCAATAACTTGGGTGGCATCAGAAATAGTTTCAGAGCTAATGCTTTGTGCAACATCTACTGGACATCCTTCATTCATGTTTTCAATTTCAACTGTAAATTGAGCAATGTTTGTGCTCGTGGCTGAGACCTTCTGAGAGTTCTTTGAACTTTGAGAATATATATTTTCATTGACGGCTTCCATGTTAAACTTCTTCTTAACTTCTTGTGTGCTTCCGCAATCACCCATTCCAAGAATACAGACCATGGTATATATGATGAACCGAGAAAAAAATGTATCACATTATAATAAAGAACATGGGTAAAAATTTAAATGTTTTACTTTTTACATTAGTAGTTGTCGCCATTAGTTTTTCTATATTTGCTGTAACCAAATGGAATGGAGTAAGCTATATGGAACCTGGGGATAAGAAGAAAGAAGAATTAAAAAAGTATATGGGTGAAAAGAAGACTGAATTGAAAAAAGTTAAGTTCACACTTGTTGGTAAGTTTGGTGAATTGACTCAGGATAAAAGGGTCCTCCAGGGGGTTATGGATTCCGCCAAGGCTGGTGATTATGCTGGATTGGAGAGAATATTAAATTCTTTGTAATAAATAAGTATGGTCAACAAGACGATTCCAGAATCCGAGACCGGAAACTATTTCTGGAGCAAAACAAAAAGGAAGTCTACCTGTTCAGCCGTACCAGGTTCGTGCACACGGAATACTGTTGAGTCCACTGGTCGAGAAAACTGTGCATACAAATGTATTAATAATACAGATGATGTCAGAGCAGCTTTAAATGGTAATAGATGTTTGTCATTTAATTTTGAGACGAATAGTGGTTTTTGTGAAGTAGTTGACAGAGCATATTGGTCTGGTCAACAACACGGATGGGGCAAAAGGTATACTGCTCGCATTAAAGATGAACGACCAAATCGCTCAGAACCAACTGACCCCGAGGGAGGTCAGTGTTTTGCGAGAGTTTTTGAATACGCTGATTATGAACATCACAATGTTGACACCACTGAAGATAAAGATTTAGAAGATTGGCGTAAAAATAGAAGTGGTTCAGTAAAAGTAAAAAATTGTAGTGGCAAAAAAGCCGTTGCATTTTGGACAGACAACAACGAAGCAATTTTATTATCAGACGCGGAAAATGCTAAACTTGACACTTTTGATGCTGTAGATAAGATTTCAAAAATTAAATTTTATGAGGTTCCAACTCCAAAAGACGATGAAACTTCTTATGATTTAAATGTTTTTGGTCTACTTGAATCAAATAAAATGAGTGCTGAAAATGCTAAACTTATTGATAAGTCTCGTAAGGATTTGATTCCAATTGCTAATAAAGACCACCTAGGTGATCCATGCCCAGGTGGAGAAATGTATTGGAAAAATCCACAAAGTATTCGTTGTATCTATAAAAAAGATGGGTTGGATGCAAAACTTCGTGCCTTACGCCCAATTGTAAACTCTGATCAAGAACCATCATCAAGTGAAAGAAAAGTATTATATGATACTCTTGCAACAATTCACTGCGACAACATTGACAATTATCACGATGTAATTGGTAGTGATGGTCTTAAATGTTCTAGTTGGGGTGAGACAACCGAGAGAAGACGCACCTATTGTATGAAAGATGACAACATGTCTAAGGAACCAGGTGAATGCAGCGAAGAGAATATGGGAACTGCTTACTACAACGAAGCCGGTAAAGCTTATTGTCAACAAGAAAAATACAGAACGGATGAATTTTGCAAATGCTACAACGCAACTCATCCAAACCTTTGTAAAACAAATCCAGAGCTTCCAGGGTGCGACCAGGCATATGAATGGCTTGACCCACTCAAGGAAACAATTGGTTTGCAAAGTTATTCTTTGCTTGAAACACAAAAACAGTGCCCAGTGTGCCAGGGTGTGACAACTGAATTTGTTCCAGACAACGCCCTAAAGGCGTGCGAAAGAGATTTCCAAATTTGTTCTATAACCGCTAATTACGGTCAAGCGACTAACGCCGATTTTGTTGCTCAATGTAATCAAAAATCAGAGTCAACCGAAGAGAAAGATGCCAAAGATACTGACATTGGCGAAGGAGGTGAAAAAGACGAGGACACGGATGAAGAAGATGCCCCATCCCCAATAAAGCGAAGAAAATTTGACGACGACGATGAAGATGAAGATGAAGATGAGGATGATGGTAAGATTTTAGGGTTGTCACCAGCGGTTTTATTTTTTGGAATTTTAATAGGATTTTTAATATTTTTAGCGATAATCATATTTGCTATTCGTAATTAATAAATGTAATTAAAGAGATCTAAACTATTTAAATAAAGATGGTATGTTGTTGGTGGTGTTGTCATCCATTTGAAGGTGAGGAACTAAAATTACCATATCATTACGATTATCTTCGGAACAAATACGTCACTGAAGGTCGTTTCTGTTCATGGAGTTGTATGAAGACCTATGCTATAGATAAATATGGATTAAACAAAGGTGGAATCATATGTGGAAACATTATAACAATGAGAAAGAAAATGTATAACATCATAGGTTCAGTTAGAATGGCACCTAAAAGATATATGTTAGAAATGTTTGGTGGGCCAATGACTATAGAAAAATTTAGGGAGAATGCCGTAGTAGACAAGGGTTTATCAAAACCATTAGAAACGACAGAAAAAGTTGAACGAGTTATTCCAATTATTTCAAACACAAATAATAAAATGTCTGAAATAAGGAATGCAAGTGGTTCAAATGATACACTCAAACTCAAGAGAAATAAACCATTGAAGAGGGATCAAAATGACTTAGGAGCTGCATTGGGATTGATCGTCAAGCCCAAAACCTAGTAAACGAACTTGTTTACTTGTAGGCCTAGAAATAGGTGTATTGCCTTTATCGCTATACACCCATTTCTCTCCGTCATATGCCATCCAACTTACTTGGTATTTTTCAATTTGTCTTCGACATAAAACGCAAGGAATAGATGTTCCAATCGAACCATCAGATCTCCTACGAATTATAACCATTCTCCCGTGTTTTCTTTTTAACCATTTTGAAAAATTATTATTTGGAGAGTTCTTCTTCCGAAACTCGTGATACAACCTGTTAAGTAATAGCCTTTCTGCACAGCAGTGGCAGGTGCTTGTAATCGCATCACGAGTGGGACCCTTTCAGCGGCGGCTGCGATTTGCACATGAAACTTTGAACGGTGCAATAACCCATTTTGGTGATTATACTTTTACATGGAACTATTTTTTTAAATGACAATTTGAACAATGTGTTTCATTGTGAACAAATGCACACTTAGAACATTCCTTATCTAAAGTCTCATTAACAATTACTCTCTTAGCATACAAATCCTTCACATTGTAAATACCATAAGTTGCCATGTATTTCAAACTTGGAAACTTCATATGATTATTATACGAATACTGTTTTTATGCTTTGGTGCAACATAACAATTCTTTTAATTTCTTTGACGCATTAATTGTCAACATAAGGCTGTCAACAAGGTTTGGAACGAGGGACAATAACAATATCTCCATATCACTGTCTTGTTCTTCGTTGCCGTCAATATTTTTAATGAGTTTAGTCAAGATGGAAAGAATTATCTCTTTGCGTTCTTCTTCAGTCAACTTCTTGTATTTGTTGACTTCGGTAAAAAGTGTCATAACATAAGAACACATGTTCCCCTTGTTAATACCTTCAGTCTCAACTCGGTGTTTGAGGTCTTCGAACAATTTCATGATACTCTTTGTATCAAGTTTATCAGCGTGCTGAAGCAAAAGTCCCTTCATTCTATAAATATAATATCAGGATATATAAAAATGAAAGGAGAACAAACGCTATTTCTCATTGCATTTTTCCTTGGTTCATTGAAACTTGTTGATTACTATAAACAGGTATTAGACACCAGGGATGTCTCAGGTGTATCAATTAGTTATACAGTATTAGGTATAATATCAAGTATTATATGGTTATTTTTCTCAATGCAACGAGGTGCAAATATTGTTACAGCGGGAACTTCACTTATAATCGCACTAGAGATGTATATACTTTATATACTACTCGAGCGAGAAATCAAACTCGGTCAGTTGAAACCTAAAAAGGCCGATGAAGAGGTGGATGAAGATTTGCAAACGCCTATTTAGGCATCGATACATGGCTAAAAAAATTAACTAGCCGCTTCAATAGTTTCTTTCACTGAAATTTGTCTGAAACGCATGATTGAAGCAATCAGACCAAAGGCAAATCCTCCCATAAAGTATAAGGCCATCTTCTTTTCTTGTTCGTTTTCTGGGTCGCATTCATTGATTGTATCGTAATACAAGTATGAGCCGACAAGTGCGAGAAGTGAAATAATGCCTGTGAATACCGCCCCATTAGCTGGGACGAATTTCAACACAAGCTTTGTTCCTACCATCGTCGCAGCTATTATCATTGATACTAACCAATACCGCTTGTAGTTTTCATCTTTTTCAGGGTTTTCAGCCATGGTGTCAGCACATGAAACATGCTTAGCGAAAGCTAAACCATTCATGTAGTAGTAAGCGTAAGCAAACGCCGCTACGAGAAATATACTCACATATGATGTTTCCATACCCATGGTTTATTTTTATTGTTCCTAAATATTTTAATTTTGAATCATATCTCTTATGAGAGAATGAATATCATTTTTAGGTTTCCAACCAACATTTTGAATTTTTTGAGAATCACCTACAAGCAAGTCAACTTCACATGGTCGATAGAATGCGCTGGAGACTTTTACGATTGGCTTTCCATCACAAATACCAATCTCGTTTTCACCTTGACCTTCCCATGAAATTGTTTTACCCATTTGAATGCAACACATTTCAACAAATTCACGAACAGAATATGTCTTTCCTGTTGCAACAACATAATCATCAGGGGTTTCTTGTTGAAGCATCATCCACATCGCTTCAATGTAATCTTGTGCATGACCCCAATCACGCTTTGCATCCAAATTACCCAACTCGATACATTCACTTTGGCCCGAAAAAACTTCTTTCAATCCAACAACAATTTTCTTTGTAACAAAATCATTACCCCGACGAGGAGATTCATGATTGAACAAAATACCGGCAGAAGCATGAATACCATAGGATTCACGGTAGTTCTTCACTAGCCAATGAGCAGCCATCTTAGAAACACCATACACTGAACGAGGGTAGAATGGAGTTGTTTCCTTTTGTGGAATTTCTTGAACTTTACCAAACATTTCAGAAGTTGAAGCTTGGTAGACACGGAACTTTTCAGGGTTCTTGTGTTGTCTCACCGTTTCGAGAATGTTTAGAATACCCAAAGTATTAGCTTCAAAAGTATACTTGGGACAGTTGAAAGAAACACCGACATGACTTTGAGCCGCCAAGTTATAAATCTCAACTCGCTCGTAGCCTTCACAATCCTGAATCATCTTGTGAATAATGGGTTGGTCCAAAACATCACCTTCGTAAATTTTTAGACTATCAGATTTGACCTTGAGATTACTACTACTCAATGGATAAGTGCATCGTCTAATAAGACACTTAACATCATACCCCTTCTCCAATAAAAATTCAGTCAAATATGAACCGTCTTGGCCTGTTGGCCCAGTAACTATAGCCGCCTTTAACACCATATTAAAGATAATGAGGGTTTATTCTTTAATATGCTCGTTGAAATATCGAAGGGGGAACTCATTGATAAATTAACCATTCTAGAATTGAAAATGGACTATATCAAGGATGAATCACGCCTAGTCAATGTTAGAAAAGAATATGAAATCCTAAAAATATTAGATTTTGAAACCCCACATAGGAATGAACTCAAACAAGTCAATTCTATTTTGTGGTATGTTGAGGACAGGTTGAGAATTATGGAAAAAGAAAAATGTTTCAACGAAGAATTTATAACAAAGGCGAGAATGGTTTATTTTTTCAATGATGAAAGAGCTGTTATTAAAAAGAAAATTAATTTAGAATCTGGTTCTAACATTATTGAGGAAAAGAGTTATTAGACAAAAGTCCAAAGGTCAGCGGTGCATAAAGTTTTTGTGTTCCTTTCCGGAAAGTAATCGTGGGCACCAATGTTCAAATGAAAAAAGTTATTTGATTTATCTCCAATTTCCATGATTTCAACCAACCAGTTATAACTTGAATTCATCATATGCCTTTCCTTTGCATTTTCAATTATTGTCAAGTAATCGAAAATGTTAAAATCATCGTATTCATATGTTCCATCTGGTAAAGCCTTTGAAACAATAGGTCTATAAATTTCCTTTTCAGAACCATGAATTTTTATCTCTCTCCCTCTTTGTTTATCATCATGAACAAAAATATAAGGTTGTTCAGGTGGTAATAGTTCCCTAGATTTATCCCTAACAATCTTAAACTTTTTATACATTGTATTGGGATTCAAACCAGCTTGAATATACATCATGGCAACCCAATTAATATATTCAGAATATCTACCAATAACCAAATCTGAAAAAAGTTGATGAGGGGTTCCGTGAACTCCAAGCTTCAAAACACTACCTTTAGCAAATTGCATCATATCAGCCGTATGGCACGGTCCATTGACAGGAACCACAACGACCTTTAGATCCAAGGTCTCTATACATAAATCGGACACTGGGGACATGCGACTTCTTAGCATAAATTTGAACACAATCTTCAATCTCTGCGAAATGGCGAACAAGTCCATTGATGACTATTTGATCGCCAAGGCCAAGGTGATTGAGGATTGTCAGCATGATTTGACAATTATTAAATTAAGATTGACTTAGGTCTTTAATTGTTCGAATTTGAAGAACCATTTGCATATCTAAAATTAAGTTGTCTCTTTGGTTTAGATTTTTTTATTTCTTCTTTTTGTTTATTTATCAAATTCTTAACATTATTTAAACGCTCTTTTCTGCTAGGAGTCATGTTAATTTTGTTAAGCTTTTTTAACACATTTTTATATTTTTTGTTAAATTCAGTCATTTTTGTCTTCTTTGCGACTCGGTGAAGGCATGTCATTTATTTTATTAATAGCCCTTTTCATATTACCAATTTCCTGAGCCATCCTTGCCTTTAATACAACAATGACAGGCTTTACATCATCCCATGTAATTTTAGTAAAATTAATATTGCTATACGGAGGATGATTCTTAAATAGTGGTTCAATTACGTCTATGTGTCGTCTTCGTCCTCGACTTTTTCTAATATTTACAAATTGGTATTTGTGATTAGATAGGGAACGATTTATTTCATAATTATTTTTTAATTTTGTATAATATTTAAACTCACTTGGTTCTAATAAAAGTTTTGATTTTATAAGGTATGCCCTACTCCCATTTTGGAATAAGTTATGTGTAAATTTTCCTCTCTCATTTGAATCTACAATATATTTTTCAGCTTTATTCCAGTTTAACACGGGGGGAGGTAATATATTATTCCAACCAGACAACATCTTAATTATATATCATATTTTATTCTTCGTCTACAAAAGTCCATACATCATCTGAAAATACTTGTTTGACGATACTTGGTTTATAATATTTATGAGCCACTGTTGTATGGAAAAAGTTTGTTTCCTTTTTACCCAATTTCATTAGTTCAATAAACCAATTATAACTTGAGTTCATACAATGTACTTCTTTCGCATTTTCAATGATTGAAATATAATCAAAAATATTTGGAACATTTGATTCAAAATATTCTTCTCTCAAATTGGTCACTTTACTGTGAGGTTTGAAAACATTAAATTCTGTATCAACATTTATAACTCTACCTCTCTCGGGGTCATCATGAACAAACATGTAAGGTTCTTCTGGCGGCTTAAGTTCTCTTTCTGGTTCTCTTATAAGTTTAAACTTTGTTCTCATGTATTCATGGGGAACACCTGCTTGGTTATACACTACCTCGGACCAATTAGACATTCCCTCTGTTTGCGTCCATTTTGCCCAAGTGTGGTCATCCATTCCATATGTTGAAAGCGGAATTATTCTAGAATTGTTTCCACATTTATTGTGATATTCCCAAACTTTTTGCCAAACATGTTGAGGCTGTGTTGTCTCAACAAAAATAAAATCAATTTGGTCTCCCAAATCACGATACATAAAACGCATCAATATTTCATGACAAATCTTTGCAACCACAACAACTTTACCATCTTCCGCGAAATGTCTGACCATGCCATTTAACATAATAGCATCGCCAATACCCATATGGTTCAATAAAATTTTCACCATTTATCATTAATTACATTAAAAACTTTATGTATCATTTCTATGTTTACGAATTGACTATTGCCCACATACAAACCACATTCATTTAGCCTTTCTGCATTTGGAACTTCAACAGTGTCCTTCCACTTTTCCAAGAATGGGTGAAGCAATAAATTACCAGCAACAACTGGTCTTGTTTCAACTTCCAATTCATCCAATATTTTCAACAATTTTTGTTTATCTTCTCGGGACTTGCAAATAAATGGAAAACAGAAACTACTATTTCCTCCATCATATGGTGGAACATAAAATTTATCCTTGTCCAAGTTGTCAATAAAATATTTATAATTCTCACGACGAATTCTAATACTTTCATCCAATCTCTTCAATTGTTCTAACCCCAAAACAGCATTGAATTCCGTGCTTCTAAAATTATATCCATCTGTCAAGAACAAAAATCTTGGGTCCAAATCTGGAAACATTTTTATATTGTATTCGTAATTCTTGGGTGAAAGATTTCTAGCCATGCCATGACTTCTCTTCAATTTCATGAGTTCATAGAGATTATCATCATCCGTGCAAACCATGCCACCCTCAACAGTTGTCATGTGATGACCATAATAGAAACTGAAAGTGCTTCCCGTTCCACAACCTCTCTTTGTTCCATCGGGACCCTTGAGTCCATGGGATTCACAGATGTCTTCCAAGAATAGCGCGTTAGGATATTTTTCTTTGAGAGCCTCAACTGGTGCGTTGAGACCAAGTAAGTGGGTGATGAAAACTATTTTAATATCTTCGTCAGGTAATTTAGACACATCAAAACTAAATGTTTCAAAGTCTATATCAACAAATACTGGTTCCAAACCCACTTGGAATACGGGGGCAACATTGGTAACCCAGGTGCAAGCTGGGACCAAGACGCGAGATCCATCTGGTATATTGTAGAGCTCTTTAACAGCTGCCAATAACAAAAAGTTAGCAGTGCTCCCAGATGAAACAAAGAGAGAGTTCTTACAACCCAACCAGTCTGACCACGCCTTCTCAAATTCTGCGACCTTCTTACCATTAGTGTATTTATCAGTAGAGTTAATAAAGTCTATAAGTGTCTGTTTATCTGACGAAGTAATCGCGTCGTTCATTAACGGCCACCACATCTTTAAGTGTTTAGTGTATTATGTCTTTAACCCAATTGCTTATAAAATTGGTCTTGCTTGTCCTGTCGCTCAACTGACTTTACATGCCACATGGCGTTCAATGGGTTCGCTTCCAAGGCAATAGCCTTTTCATACCCTTGAAGCTTTTCATGAAGAGTTTCAGTCCAACGAATAGAACTCTTGTTTTGGAAGATTCGACCTTGGAAATCTGGCCAGTTAATAAACCCTGCTTCATTAATTTTGAAGTTGCACTTTTCCAACCATTCACCAGTATGACCAGGAACAACATTAATTCGTGGAACAAAAATCATATCACACTGAGTTTTCATAATTGGCTCCTTCATGTGTTGAATAAGAGGTTCTTGTGGAATTTCGTCCGCGTCAATCATGAAAATGTAATCTCCCTTACATTGGTCAATATGATAGTTTCTATGAGCAGCAAAATCTCCATTGAATTCTCTGTAATGAATGCTTATAGAGTCCTTGAATTGTTCCAAAACTTTTTTAACTTCTTCAGTCTCTTTACCGGAATCAACAAGAATATTAATGTCATCTGCAGAATCCTTCACTTTAACAAGAAATGATAGGAGAGAATAGAGCTCCTTATCCTCATTGCACACCTCGACAGCATATGTCATTGTTGGAACATCCTCTAGTTCAACCATTGTATCTATTAAAGAAACCAATACTTTAAGTATTATAATGACTGACTTCGAAAAGAAGTTTCTTGATGTTGCTCGCCTTATTAAGAGATGCGTTATTCCACAAAAAACAAATCTCAAGAAATTTCGCCTCGGTGAAGAAAGAGATGGAGGATATGTAGTTGCCGAACTTGAAAATGATTCATACGACGCACTTTATTCATATGGTTGTGATGACAATATTACTTTTGAAAACGCCTTTAATAAAAGATATGGAAAGGAATGTTATGTATATGACCCATTCAAAGGTATAACAGACAAACCACATTTTATAAATTATTTTGAAGAAGGTTTGGCTCATGAAAATTTTTATGATGCAGGAGGTAAAAAGTTTGGAACTATTGATACACACATTAAACAAAATGGACACACAGAAAGTTCAAACTTGATGGCTCAAATTGATGTTGAGGGTTCTGAATGGAATGTCTTTGCGAGTTCCATAAAATACATCAAAAACTTCTCACAACTTTTGATTGAATTCCACATGCCAATCATGGGAGACCAATTTATTCGAATGGAACCATTTATTAAATATGTATTTGAAACATTGAATGAACATTTTGTTTGTGTTCACTTTCATGGAAACAATGCACCACTTCAACCATGGCTCGATGGTTATTTCCCAAGAATGTTTGAAGTCACGTATGTGAGAAAAGACCTCATTAAGGAACATTCAATTGAAACTGAACCATGTCCCATGGAAGGTCTAGATTACGCGTGCGCAACAGATAGACCAGACATTCGTGTGGATTATTGGTTAAACAAAAAACTCTATGAAGAATAAAACAATGTTTGGTAAAATTGTTGGAAGATTTTTTTTGGAACCACATTGTGGTTTAAAAGGGGATGATGAAGAAGGAACAGTCACAGTTTCCGAAATTGTTGAAACTTTCCTTCTTTGGCCCCATTGGAAAAATCAATTGAAAGCAGAATTTAATAAAATAAAATTATTTACAATGTTTGAAACAACAGATGTTCATCCAGCTATTATACAATCAATGAAAGTTTTTGATGAAGTTATTGTTCCATATGATTATCTCAAAGAAATTTTGATTTCACATGGAGTCAACGCAGTTTCACCAAATTGGTATACATCTGATTTGATTAGGATGAAACCATTTGTTGTTCCCAAAGTTATGGACAAAGAAAGAAAAATTTTTCTATATGTCGGAACAAATGATAAAAGAAAAAATGTAACAACTCTCACAAAAGTTTTTGCTAAAGCTGCAGAGGGAACAAATCATTTATTAATTGTTAAGACAAACAAAGATGATGAATTGACAACAACAAAAAATATTCAAATAATAACTGAAAAGATTTCATTAGAAAGACTTGCGAGTTTATATAATTTGTGCGACTATGTCATTTCATTTACACGAGGAGAAGGGGTTGGATTACCAATGTTAGAGGCAAACTATTTTGGAAAACCTGTTATATGCCAAGACCAAGGTGTCTTCAGGGATGTAAAAAAAGAAGTTAAATCAGGTTGGTTGGCACTACCTGCGAAAGAAATACCTATTGATTTAAAAGGGGTTCCAGATTTCTTACACCAAGTATTTTATGGAACTTGGTTTGATGTTGATGAAAAGGAATCCCACGATATTATAAAAAATATCCTTTTAGAATAAGATGCTTGTAGCTATTTTGTTAATAATTATAAACATATACATTTTCATAAATACAAAAGAGCCTCATAATTTCAAAGTAGTGAAAGAACGATACAGGATTCTCAGGGAACACATTGAAAAAAATGGACCAGAAGAATTTAAAGTTTTAGAAAATGAAATACCCCTCGTTGCCCACAATAAAATTTTTAATAAAACTTTGGGATACAACACGAACAAAGGGTATGAAATAGGTTTGTGTATAGATGGAGAACCAAATGAAATAATGCATGTTCTCATCCATGAATTAGCACATTCAACAGTCGATGAATATAGCCATAGTTCAGATTTTTGGGAACAGACAAAGAAACTTAAGAATATATGTAATGAGTTAGGAATTTACCAACCAATCAACTCTAAAACTAGATTCTGTTCATCCTATATTCAGGACGGTGAATAAAAAAATATTGAATTACATTAGATTAAATAATGATTGACATGCAAAGTCTTCAGATGTCATTTACATGGTTCTTCTTATACCTTGCAATTTTGGCCCAACATTTCTCAGATGGATATGTTTATAACACTGTATGGATGGCGGGTATTGTTCCACTAATGATACGATTCTTTGCTGCTCGAGACCCAAATCTTCTTCTTGTACGATGGAAGTTCCTTTTCCTTGTCATCATCATGAGTGGTGGCTTGTTAGGTGCTTTCATGAATGTGACACCAGAAATAAGTAAAGGAACTAAGGAATTCGGTAAAAAACCAAAGAGTAATATCAAGGTTGCCATAATGTATTTAGGATTCTTCCTCTTCTCATTGCTTGTTCTAAGCACTGTCATGAGCGCGTTCCCAGTGGAAAACATGAATTTCAACAATGCTTTGAATTAAATTTGAAAAACTTGTATTTTTCAAAAAAAATGTATAAATTTATATGTTTTCAAAAATAATCTACTTTTTGAAAATGTAACGTTGAATAATGAAATAAGCGATCGCCGCAACGAGACCAGTAGAAGCGAGACCCACCGCTGAGCGTCCACCCATGTCATTCATGAATCGGGGAACTGAAGAAGCGAGTTTCTCCTGAACAGGCTTGCTAATGGCAATAGCGGCACACACACCAACGAGAAGCGCTTCCATTTGATCATCAGTCAAGTTGAATGGGTTTTTGTTTTCAGCAACTGGCTTGGGCTGTTCAGCTGGTTGTGGAACCATGCTCGCTGGTGGCTGGGGAGCAGTCATAGTCAAGCTTTGCATGCGTGGATCGGCACTTGGAGCTGGTGGTTCAGACAAACCAATAGCAGAACCTGAGTTATATGATTCAACCAAATCAGAAATTGGAGTGGAGTCCATGGTCATTTGTTTATTCTCGACATTTTTTTCTACGGAATTCGCACCCATTGGAGGCATTAATTTGCGTAATTTTTCTTCATCTTTGGGTGACATTAAAGTTTCAGTCATGGGTGGATTTGAATTTGGAGAATTTGGTGGTGGAATGTATGGATTATCCAATGCAACCATACCGTCATCGCTCATTGCCAAATTCATTGTATTAACTCCTGACATTTGGTGTGTACAGATGTTTTATGAAAAATAACTTGACGCAATTATTTCTTTGCCTTTGTAATTGTTATACCCACTTGTTTTTTACCAGCCTTTTTCATCGCCTGAGTTGAAGAAGTTGCACTGTCATATTTAGGGTTATACATCTTCTTGTGCATACCCCAAAAACCAGGTGAACCCACCTTAAACTTTGGTGGTGGGTATTTAGCCTTATACCAAAATACACAGTCCTCTATTTTATTAGATTTAACAGTATTATCCAGTATAAGACATTCGAAATTTTCTGTACATGCATCCATTGTTTTATTAAATAGGTCAAAAGTAGGGAATATACCGAAAAAATTTTTCCATATTTTTTCTCGGTTAGCAACTATATTTTCCCTGAGTACAAAAACATAGTCAATGTTTGCTCTTAATGCGGGAGGCATATCCATACAATATTGCATAGAAAGCATAAAAAATATATTGTAGTGTCTACCGTTCATAAATACTTGACGCATAACGGTGTCTTTTAGGAACTTATTATCATACATGCAATCATCTAAAAGCATAAAAGAAGAAGTCTTTTTACCACTTTTTATAATTTTCCTCTGTCTATCCATAACTCTCTCAACAGCTTCCTTATCGTATTCATTGTATATGAACAAGTCAGGCACAAAATTTCCATAAAATCCATTACCATCTTCAGTTCCTGATTGAACTATTCCTGTTGGTATATGTTTCTTATGATACATAATGTCTCGAATAAGGTAAGACTTACCTGTGTTTCTCTTACCAATAAAAACACATATCCTGTCATCTCCCATTTTTTTGGGGTCAAATTTCTTCAATTGTAGATTGACTGGAGACATCTTAATATTCCTCGCTGTTTTTATTCATTAAATTTTTACTCACCTATATTAGTAATGTCAGGCACCTTGAAAATTGCTGCGAAAGGTGCTCTAGACCAATGGTTCACAAAAGATCCTCAGATGTCTTACTTTTTTGTAAATTATAAACGCCACTCTAAATTTTCTGTTGAACAAGTTGAGATGCCCTTTTCTGGAACCCAGGACTGGGGTAAAGATTTGTATTGTGAGATTCCATATTCAAAAGGAGACTTAATCAAAAACCTTGCACTTCGAATAACAATGAATGATATTGAACATGAAGACTTTCCAGAAACAATCAAAGGTAAAATGGGTTCATATGTTCAGACGATAAATCTTCCATATGTTCCTTCTGTATGTACTGAATTAATTGATTATGTTGATTTATTCATTGGGGGACAGCATATTGAAAGATTAACAGGTGAATACATTTACATACACCAGCAGTTGAACAACAGTGGAAATGATGTTAAGAATGCTCTTAGAAAAATTAATGGTCATGGAGACTTTTTAGATAATCACACAGACGATGCTTACGATGATGTATATGAAATTGTTGCTGCATCTATGCCCGAATACAATGAAAATAACTTTAACACTTACATTTTAGACCTTCCATTTTATTTTTACAGAGAACCAAGTTTGTCTATTCCCATGTGTGCTCTTCAAAGACAAAAAGTTGAAATGAGATTGAAACTCAAAGAATTTAATGATGTCATCTTTGGTGGTCGAAGAATAGGAAAGCGATGGGGGGAAGATATTAAATCTGTATTGAGAAGTATCTCATTAGAATCAAGTTTTGGTTTCTTAATGAACGAAGAAAGACATTACTTGATGACTAGACCAATTGATTATGTTATAACACAGGTCCAGTTGGCACAGTTTAACATGGAATATCCACTCTCTAAGAAAACTGTTATGCTCAATTTTAGACACCCAGTCAAAGAATTATTTTTTATTGTTCAGAACGATGCATACAAACAATACAACAATACTCTCCGTTTCCAGGAAATTCAAAGAGTTGAATTAAGATTTAACAATCAAGTTGTATTTGACGGTAATCATGATTACTTGGTATATGACCAACCAATGGAACACCATGTAAATATTCCAGAACAGAGAGTCATGAAATATAGACATAAACACAACGAATTTGTTGAAATTAATACTTCTTCAGAATTTGGTGTATACAGTTTTGGATTACATCCAGATAAGGCATATCCAACAGGCCAAGTCAACATGAGTCGTATAACACATCAAATGATGACCATTGAAATTGACCCTGAAATCAACGATTTATACTGTCCCAAGGTATATGGAACTGTTTTACCAAAAGCAGATGCAAGTGAAGGTAGAATAGCGACTACATTGAGATATTCCAACGGAAGAACATCACCAGCAGTGAAAACATATGTGAGAAGCAAAGACAATAAAGTAAGAGTCTATGCAGTAAATTACAATGTATTAAGGGTGGCCGGAGGACTTGGGGGATTAAAATTTTAATAGGTATTAGTAGGAATGGCTGGTCGTCTTCAGCTTGAATCCATTGGAAAACAGGATAAATATTTCACCGACGATCCAGAGTTTAGTTTTTTTTCACAAATGCATAAGAAACATACACTTTTTTCCAGACAAAGTATTAAGTTGGAAGGAAACAAACCCATTGATTTTAATGAAGTCATCAGGTTTACAATACCACAAGACCAAGGAGATCTATTGTCAAAAATTAGTTTTGAATTTGAAATGGATCCAGTAATTCTATTTAATCATGGGTATGTAGATTCTTTTGGACATGCATTGTTTGATTATATTGATTTATACATTGGTGGTGTTTTAGTAGAGAGAATAAATACAGATTATTTACAAATTCATTCTGAGCAAAGTATTACACAAACAAAACAATATGGTCTTTCCAAAACACTTGGAAAATCAGTGGTTCAAGATGCAACCGATGACTACACAAGACAATATGCAGTTGTCAATTATAATAGAACACAAAAATTTGTTGTAAATATTCCATTTCACTTTTATCAAAAACCAGAACTTGCTATTCCAATTTGTGCGATCAAAACACAAGAAGTTGAAATTGAAATAAAAACTAGAAGATTAGAAGAACTCATATTATCAAAAAATTTCAAAAAATTTGAATACCCAATAACACCTTATCAATCAGCATATGATTTAAATACAAATCAAAATATTCTTGACATAAAATACATTCCTAATTTAGATACAAACCAAAAAGATGGAACAACTTTTGGTGGTGTGGGAATGATTACATCACAATTAAGAATTATGAATAGGTTAACACCATATATTTGGGCACATAAAGGTGATAAAATTGAATTCTATGGAGTAAATAATAAATATGTTAGGGAAAGTATTGAAGATTTAACTATTGAATCAATAGCATATACAAGATTTCAAACAAACTTTTTATATAGACAAAATGACCCATCTTTCCCAGAAACACAAAGAATTACAAGTGGTAGAATTATTGGCACAGGGACACAATTCCACTCTCGGGGAATGGGTGTATCTACAGTTCCCAAATATAACGAATATTTCGTTGGGGACCCAGAATTTGGAAATGTTTATTCATACATTAATAATGATTTAGTGTCAGATATAAATATTGGTGCAGGTTATGGACAGTCAGTGTGGGTAGATGATGAAGGTATAAAAGTAGCTGTTGGATTTACAAGTAATACAGATCCATCTCATATTACAACTTTTGAAAATACAATTAAAGTTTTAGACTACACGGATGATCAAAACCCATTTGTGTATAAAACACTCACTGCTGCAGAACCAACTGCACAATTAAGATACACAAGAATATCTGGTGATGGTACACATGTTGTTGCTTTAGATATTGTAAATAGTATTCTATATGTATTCAACATTGAAGCAGACACACAAACATCAATTAATGTCATTGAAAATAATGCTAAGTTTGATATTTCAAGTGATGGTTCTAGAATAGTTGTTGGTATTTTTGGTTTATCCCAATACAGAGTCTATATAAGAGAATCTGGTCAATATAATATTGAATATAATAAACCAGTTGATAATACTTTAGGAAATGCAGTTCATGTAGCAATGTCAAGGGATGGTGAAACAATTTATCACACTTCAGATTATAAATTAAAAACAGTTTCATTAAAAATTCTAGATGATGTAGAAGTTAAAAATTTCAAATTAAATGCAGATTTCATTTTATTGGATCAATATGAAAAATATAAAGTCATGAATACATGTAGAGATTATGCATTTACACAAGTTCAACAAGCCGATAATCAACTCATTCCATTGGGTGAATATGATTGGACTGCGAGAACTAATTTTATAAATCCAATAAAAGAATTTTATTTTGTTTTCCAATGTTTAAGATTTAGTAATGATATGATATTGTCTGCTTGTAATTATGACAACATTGGGGTAGAAGTAGACTATCAATCAAACATTAACTATTTTGAACATATTTATGATATGCGAATGATATTAGATAATGAAGAAGTTCTTAATGATGAATCCGGAAGAGCATTCTTCTTAAAATCTATTCAAAGTGGGCTTCATCATAAAAGAACACCAATGTCTAGACGATTCTATTCTTACTCTTTCGCAACTGAGCCTGAAAAAGGTATGCCCACTGGCCAAAGAAACTTTAGTCTCATAAGAAATCAAATGTTTAAAGTAAATTTAGTTCCACAGGATTTATATAGAAGAGAATTGAGAGTCTATGGACTTACATATAATATATTGAGACTTGTAGACGGTGCAATGTATATGGTATTCCCATACAGAAGTATGCCTGTTCCAACTACCCCAAATAACTCTGTTGGTCCAAATGACAGGATTCCAGTATTGTTTGCAAACCAAGAAGGATACACAGTTCCATGTGTATGCCCAGAAATCTCAAATTGCCCAGAACCAGAAGATGTTCCAGGGTCAGGTTATCCTATGCATTAGCCGTTGCACATTCCCTAGCCAATTTATCAACCAATTCATTCATTGGATTTCCATTATGCGCTTTTACCCAACGCCATTCCACAACATCCAACTGTTGTGAAAGGGTGTCCATCTTAATCCATAGGGGCATATTTGCAACTGGCTTACCAACAGATGTTTTCCAACCATTGTGTTTCCATCTTTTTATCCATTGAGTTATTCCCAATTTAACATAATTACTATCCGTATAAATAGTTATTTCCTTCTCTCCAATTATTATACATTCCTCGAGAGCTTTAACAACAGCTGTCATTTCCATAATATTATTGGTAGAAGTATGGAAACCACCTTTCAATGTAAATTTGTCCTTACAAACCGCTGCCCATCCACCTGGACCCGGATTGTTAAGACAACTACCGTCTGTGTATACTTCTATCATTAAGTGATTATTGACTTATTTTTTTATATTAAACATTCTTCAAATTGGTTTTTTCGAACGCCGCATATCCAAGAGCAACCGCGATAATAATCACACTGACAATAAGAATAATATATCCAAAGTGAAATTTATTGTTTTTTTCTTTAGGTTTCAATGAACCAGCCATTTTATATATACAATCTACTGAATATTTTTTTTACGCATATTTATAAACGGTGGCAACTTCACCTTCCAATGAATTCACATACTTTTTATATTTGGTATAAGCATTTTCCATTCTTTTCTGTATATTTTCCCTGTTTTCACGATTTGTAGAGAAAACTCTCTCAGCTTCATTTTTGGGAACACCTACAGCCATTGATATAGCAATAGAAACATGTGTTTTGTTATAATTTTTTCGCAAGTTTTCAAATTTTTTAATGAAATATTCTAGATGTTCAATAGCATTTTTGTAATTTGAAATTAACTTTTTAGTATTTCTATCATTACGGGGTGTGTTTAATTTGTTAATTCTTGACTTCATATATTTAATTTTTTCTTGAATCAAATTCTTTTTAGACTTTGTCATGCGCTTAATATTTTCTGGGAGTGCTAGTCTATTATTGCCGTGAACTTTTGGTGGTTTCTTCACATTAAAATTCATAATATAGTTGTATCCCTTTGTCATCTATTGTAATAAATTATTTTAATCTTCCTTTTCACTTTCTTCTGTTCCTGATTCTGATTCATCCTCATCCTCTGTAGCACATTCGGAACACAAAAACATTGTCTCAAATGAAACATTATTATAAAGACAAGACAAAGCATCCCAAATATCCTCAATAAAATAAGGCATACTTACTAAAACCGCATAGGGGAAAATCCACAAATAACGAAATTTAAATTCCATTTGTATTAAAAAAGTTTCTAATTTTTAAGTGTTTGGGGTTTGATGTATTCACTCGCACGCTTAGGTGTTTTACAAATTGTATCACCGCAATGGTCTCTGTTTTGATACACAGCATTCACACCCGTTGTTATTTCATCACATGTCTTAAGCGCCCATCTACCAAGTGGTTTTTTATCTAATTCAATCATTTTAATAAGAGCCCGAGGCAAATTAAAAAAATGATTCATCTATATAAGTTTATTTCTTAATTTTTAAGTGTTTGGGGTTTGATGTATTCACTCGCACGCTTGTTTTTTAAGTGCCAAAGCCATTTTACTTTGTGCAATTTTCTCAGAACTTTCTACTTTTTTGAGATCCGTTTTAGCTTTCTCATCATCTGGGTCTTTTTCTAAAATAGCCAACAATTTTTCGCGTTTAGCCTTTCTTTCTGCCGCAGCCTTCAAACGACGACCTTCATTAATATTTGCCCTTTTCTCTTCCAATGTCATTTTTTTACCAGACAATTTTGCTTGGGAACGCCTTTCATCACCTTCAATGCGACGCAACTCTTCAACAATTTCTTGAGTTTGTGGTTGAGATAAAAGGTATTCCTTGCGTCTATCCCTAGCACTAGATGTTAAATCGCGACGCTTTTGGTTGTAATTTTCACGAGCTTGGGGTATTGGTTTGTTGTGTGTATATGAAGAATTTTCATACAAAGATTTCATTATTTTGTTAGGTTCAATTAATTCATCAAGTCGCGGAATATTTTTTTCTGAAATTCCACACATTGCATTGTATGTCTTTCTTTTTTCTTCAATTGCCTTAATCGCTTCTTCTTTGTCTGTAAAAGATTGTTTCCACCAATCTCTTTCTTCGTGTATTATACGAGCAATCCAACGATTATTTGTTTTACACCAAGAAACACCCCTCGTTCCAGAATTATTATTTGAATTTAAATTTGCTCTATGTGATACATTTTGTGCTTTAGAAATAACTCGTAAATTACACCTTCTATTATCAAGTGTATCACCGTTTATGTGATCTACCACAACAAGTGGATCATCATTTATACCTAACATCAAAAATCTATGAAGTCGTATTTTTCTTCTTCCGCCGGGGCAATCAAGCCAATCACAAGTAGCATAATTATTTTTTGCACCCGCAAGAAACCAACTTGGCATTAATTCCACATATGTATGGTAGTCATCTTCATCAATAGCGAAGGCAACACCTTCAAGTTTTTTGGAGTTGAAAGGGACGATTTTATAGTTCATGTTTTATTAAATATTAGAACTAATTCTTTAACCCCATCCACCCATCTATCAAGTAAAATCTTATATTTTTTTAGAGGATATAAGATTTTATATTTAAATCTAGTAAGGTTATTATATTCTT